ATCAAGTAAAAACTCTTTTGCTTTATGTGCCTTTATTATTACTTTATCTCGGTTTTTTACATTTAATCTTGGTTTCATTTCAGGTGAATCATAACCCAACATCCTTACTCTAGTGCTATAATACGTTCCGTCGTGCCATTTAAAACCAATTGTACAAGTATCACCATCATAAACACTCAAAATCTTACAATATGTGCTATAATTATTAAGAGTGAATTTCTGGAATTTATCATTATCTCTATATTTGAGACATTTTCTTAAGAAAACATTACCCATTGCGTAGTGTCATTTTACTATATATAATAATATATAAATAGTATTTAAATTGTTGTTTTTTATAATTTTTTATTAATCAGAATCAGAATCAGATTCAGATTCAGATTCAGATTCAGAATCAGAATCATCAGAATCATCAGAATCATCAGAATCATCAGAATCATCAGAATCATCATATTCATATTCAGAATATGTATAATAGTCTGGATAATATGGGTGTATATCGTTTGATATATTACAATAATATTCATATTGATACAATGATGAAAATATATGAGGATTTGATATATAATAAATATATCTCAATTTTTCATCCATATGTTTCAATAAGAATTTTGCAATATCATACTTTTCTTTTTGTATTGCATAATGTGTAAGCGAATACCCCATATTATTTGGGGTATTTAATGTATTAACACCATATTTTACTATGATCATTTTTAATATTTTTTTTCTGTTTAGTAAAAATCGACGATTTATGATGATTTTTTCATCTAACAATGTATTTTTATCAAGTAATAGCTTGACTACTGTAGGATAATTTTTTTCTACAGCATAATATAAGGGTGAATAATCACAACAATCCTTGATAATTTTAATACCATTATTTATTAATAATTCACACATATCTAGAATTATTTTCTCCGACATATGTCGATAAAAATTTCTAGATATAATAGTAATAATAAGAGGGTTACGATGAGCCTTATTTGCCTTATTAACATCTGCACCATTATCAATTAATAGTTTAGAAATATCAAATAATCCCAACCGACATGCCCATGAAAGTGGTGTAAAACCATTACTATCTGGCTCATTTATATCTATATCTTTGATGTTTTTTAATACATATTCGATATAATATAAACGCCTTCTATGTTTTTGTTTATAGTTTTTACCACTATATAATGGATCTCGATATTCAGATCTTTTACTCTGTGAGATAATGAGTAAAATTAAAAATGTAAAATAATAGTCATGCATGTTTTTTTTTACAAATTTTGCATTAATATTATACATTTGTAGATATTTATTTAATGATAATTGAAATTTTTTTCTTGGATAACGATAATTAAATATGTTATTCGTAATTGGTTCATAAATTTTACATTCTTCTTTATGTCTTTTTTTAGACAAACCTACCCAATTACGAATTTTATCAAATTCATTAGTATATTCAACCTCAAAACCCTCAAGGATAGGATTCGAGTCATCGGTAGAATTTCGATTTACCTTACCGGAATCAGGTAAAAAGCCAGCGTAGGTGCTGGAAACCCCTAAAGTATCAACCCGTAGACCGTGCAGACCTTTAGGATACGTATAATTATTAGAATCACACATCAATAAAAACTCTAATAAAAAAATACCATAAAAAAATACCATTGTATATAAACTGTCATTTTTTATAAACTATATACCAAATCCGCGATGGGTAAATATCAATCTACTAACTTTATAGATTGATAAACACCCATCCACCAAGATCACCAAACACCCATCCGCCCCATTCTGTCACAAATCAATTGATTTGTGACAGAATGGGGCGGATGGGTGTTTGGTGTAGTGAGAAGATGGGAGAATAGTGATCTGGTAAGTTTACGGATTGATAATTACCCATCGCGCGATTTTCATTATTTTATAAAAAATCATGTTTTACGTATATTGTATATAAATGAAATTGTATATTCTATTTTTATAAAACAACTTAAAAACAACTATCATAATATAACTATATCAATTGTCAAAATGGTTTCCTTATTCGTTTTTTCAAGAAATAAACAAAAAAGTGCTCAATTTAAAGCATTATTTAACAATATAAAAAACAGTGACTACAATTTTACTATTTCAAGAAACTATAAATATGCTGATTTTTTAGTTAGTTTTACAAGAAATGATATCAATTATTTTATAAATAAACACAGAACTCTCAATATTAACTATGTTTTATATTCTTTTCTTGATGAAAAGAATACTGAACCAAAATATTATGAATATAGAGGCAAAAATGTGTATATTTTTAACACAAATACTGATAATTTTAATAGTATTTTTCAAAACTTCATTAATTTAAAAATTGAGTTAATTGATGACATAAATGAAGAAAATAATGATGATTTTAGTATTAATAGACGATTATTGTGCTTTAATACATTAAATACTGGTAAAACTGCGGATAGAGGGGGATTAGAACTCATTTTTCAAGGTATTCGTAACAAAAAAGTAAGAATTTATGGTGATAAATGGCCGAGAAGTGTAGTTTCTGGTAATGGTAAATCTATTGATTCAATTAATAAAAAACTAAATATTCTTGAAAGAAATAGTTTTTATTTATGTAATGAAAATAAAAAACTTGAAAATAATATTGAAGTTGATTTTTGGTTAAGTTTACAGAAAAAATGCTTACCAGTTATTCGTGGGAGAGATTGGATTACAGATATTTTTAATGAAGATAGTTTTATTAACTTAAATGATTTTAAAAATCCAAATGAAGTTTATGAGTTTATACAAAATATTCCAAAAGATGATTATATTAATCGTTTAAATAGTTGTATTGAAGTTGTTAATAATTTTGTTAATAGTGATGAATACAAAAATAGAAATAATGGACGATTTGTATCATTCTATAATTTTCTAAAAGATGCTCAAAATGGAGAAATAGTATTGATTGAAGAAAGTTTAAAAGTTAGAAAACAGAAAAAAAGACAAGAATTAATCAATCGTTTAAGACATCAACGAAGAGGTAGACAAATGAATAGAAGAAGACCACAACGTCAGCAATATCAAAGGAGAATGAGACAACAACAAAGAAGACCTCAGTATAGACCTAGACAACAACAACAACAAAGAAGACCATATTATGGTAATAGAAATAGACCTAGAAATAGACCAAGACATCGTGGTAATCAAGGTGCTAATAGAAGACAACAACATTATTATCAACGTTTGAGATATTTACAAATGAGACAACAACAACAAATGGGATTTGGTTTAGAACAACAAGGACAATACCAAGGTCAATATCAACAACAAACACAACAATGGCATCAACAACGGCAACAACGGCAACAACAACGACCACGTAAATACACTCATAGAAATAGTAATTGGAGACAACAACGTATAAGACAATTACAAAAAATGAAATCTGCTAGAAGTCAAGCTATATCTAATGTAGGTGCAAATAATCAAAATGTTGTTAGAGACATTGTTATGTAATTTTGTAATTTTGTAATGTAATTTATAATATAAGTATAAAATTGTTTATTTTAATATAATTTGATTATATATTCAAAATATATTAAAATAGTGTGATATTGTGATATGAAAATTGCTTTAATTACTGGTATTACTGGACAAGATGGTTCATATCTTGCTGAATTATTGATTGGAAAAGGTTACGTAGTCTATGGTTTAATTAGAAGAGTTTCTAATATTAACACAACTAGAATTGAACATTTATATGGGAATGAAAAATTAATATTAAAATATGGTGATATGACTGATAAAACTTGTTTTATTACTATTTTAAATACTATTCGTGTTGAAAATGAAGATTTAGAAAGATTAGAAATATATAATTTGGCGGCGATGAGTCACGTTAAAGTTTCATATGAATTACCAAATTATACAACTGATGTTTGTGCTATTGGTGTTCTAAATCTATTAGAAGCAATTAGACATAGTCCATTAAAAGACAAAATTAGATTTTATCAAGCATCTACTAGTGAAATGTTTGGTGACACTAAAGTTGCTCCTCAAAATGAAAATACACCATTTAATCCAAATTCACCTTATGCTATCGCTAAATTATATGGTTATCATATTACTAACTCTTATAAAACTGGTTATGGTATATTTGCTTGTAATGGTATTTTATTTAATCACGAAGGACCACGAAGGGCTCATAATTTTGTTACAAGAAAAATAACTATGGGTGTTGCTAAAATTATGAATGGTATTGATGATTATATTAGTTTAGGTAATTTAGATTCTAAACGTGACTGGGGACACACTAAAGATTACTGCATTGATTTAGATTCCAAAATTTTAACACCAAGTGGATATAAATCTAGAGAAGAAATAAAAATAGGTGATAGTATTATTAATTATAATTTAAATGAAAATAAATGGGAAAAAGATATAATTGATGAAGTTTTTGATGTTGAATATGAAGGAAATATGTACACATTTAAAGGAAATGGTTTTAAATTTAGATGTTCTGAAAATCATACGATTTATTATCAACAAAAAAGTAAAAAATCAAAAAATTGGGGAAATTGGGGAATTTTTAAAAAAATAACTGCAGGTGAAATGTATAGATTTTTTGAAAATAAAAGTTTAAGAAGTAAATATGATTACAGATTTCCTGGAATGATAGGAAATTTTGAATCTAATGATGTTAATATTAAAGATGATATGATTAAATTAATAGGATATTTACTTACAGAAGGATGTTTATCAAAATCAAAAAAAATAGGAGGTGGTATGTGTTTATCCGTATCACAATCCAAAAAAAAATATTTTAATGAATTAAATTTATTAATAAAAAATTTAAATTTAAATTTTAGATTAAGAGAAAGACCAGATGAAGTTTGTGAATTTATTTTTGATTCTAAAAGTAGAGATTTAATTTTAGATTATTTTGATACAAATGATATTCATATAATGCCTTCTAATTTTTATAATTTATCATCAAGACAAGCAAAAATTTTATTTAATTCAATGATGAATGCAGATGGTTGTTGGGCTAGTCTCATATATACTTCAAAAAGATATAAATTATCAAAAGATTTTAATTTTATCTGTAATTTAGCAGGATTTAGAACTAAAATTCATTTAAGGAAATCTGGTATATATAATGTTCAAATTTTTTCTCACGCCAAAAAATCTGTTTATCAATATGTAACTAATATTAGTAAAAATTATTGTCAAGAAAATATTTGGTGTGTTAAATCAAGAAATAATGGTACAATAATATCTGAAAAATCTGGAATTAATGGTACTTTTATTTCAGGAAATTGTAATGGTATGTTTTTAATGCTACAACAAGATGAGCCAAATAATTATGTTCTTGCTACTGGTAAGCAGTATTCTATTAGAGAATTTGTAGAAATGGCATTTAAAGTTGTTGATATTGATATTGAATGGGAAGGAAAAGGTCTAGATGAAGTCGGTGTTGATAGTAAATCTGGAAGAGTTTATGTGAAAATTGACCCTAAATATTTTAGACCAAATGAAGTTAGTAATTTATTGGGTGATCCAACTAAAGCACAACAATTATTGGGATGGAAACATAAATATGATATTCATGCTTTGGTAAATGAGATGGTTCATCATGATTTAAAATTATATAGCAATAACTAATTCAAGTTAATATTTTAATCTGTTAATATTTTTAATTTTATAAATGACCTTTAAATAATATTATATTTTGATATATAATTTATTTTTTTTTAAGGTCAAGTGATTTTTTTTTCTGGTTGTCTCCATAGCCTTTAAATAAAATTATATTTGTATATAATATATTTTTTTCAAGGTCAAGTGATTTTTTTTTCTGGTTGTCTCCATAGCCTTTAAATAAAATTATATTTGTATATAATATATTTTTTTCAAGGTCAAGTGATTTTTTGTGTCCTGTGGTTTTCTCCAGAGCGCCTATCTAGACTTAATTAGTATTTTATTTACGCTGTGATTTACGCAGTCTTACTAATCTTTTCATGGATATTTCGAACATAATGGACTAGACTTATAGAGATGTTAGATGACTATCTATAAACCCGTATTGGATTGCCCATTATATTCTATCATGGACATTATTATATTTATATTTATATTTATATGTTTTGGTTACAAATAAATATAATATATAGTGTGTAGTATAATAACTCAATAAAACTATAATAAATAATTTCCATTGGTATAAAACTATCATTTTTTTTACGTATAATGAAAAATAATGAAAATTTATACAATTATATACTATTTCTTACTCTTTTTAATAAATAAAATATAATTAATGTTAGTAATATTACATTTTTAGTTAAATTACTCCGTATATTAATCAAACGAGACAAAAATGGATTAAAATTGTTTATGAGTGTATTTTTTGATATATCACCATATAAAACATATTGTGCCAACCAATAAGCATATGTTGCTGAAAAATGTGTGCCGATAAAACTACCACCAGACAATGAATATAGATTAGTTGCCTCTTTATTAATAAATGGTAATGAATCATATGTCATTGGACGAGACCCCTTCCACACTCTTATAATTCTCTTCCATGTTATACCATTTTCTTTCAGTAATTCAAGGACATTTTGTAATTCTTTATTTATGTTTTTGTTTGTGTTCATATTTGAGTTATTCTCTGTATTTAATGGTAAATATTCAGATGTTTCTTCTTCTCCAATTATTATCTTACACGTAACACGAATATGCCGTTTTTCTTTGTCTAATGGTGTTATAAATGTATTACCATTCATATAAAAGCAGTCTGGCATAGTTGTTTTGTTATTTAACTCTAAATCAACAGAATAGCCATTTACTGGTTTAATCATATTGTGGGCTTTAGAATGTTTTGTCAATAGTTTATGTAGGGTTGTTCCGGGTGTTAAAATAAGTGTTTTACATATATATTTTGTTTTATTTGTTTGAATAATATAACCATTATTTGTTTGTATATTTGCATAATATAGCACTTTTTCTGGGACAAAATCAATACTCCGCGTTAATGATAGGCGATATTTAAGATTTTTGAAGTAATTCTTGTGATAATACGATGTTTTTTGTTCTTTACATTGTGTATAATTGTCATTATTGATTAAATTGTATGATTTTAGCAGTTTTTCACTATATTTAGACAATTTTATCATCATTTCTCTATTATTTGCCATATTAAAGGCATTTTCGTATAAAAAATATGGTAACCAAGTCAAGTCTATTCCTTTAAACTCAAATGATTTGCGGAGTGCCCATAATTTGGCAGGTGATGTATCTGGAGCATATTTAAGTGTACCTAATCCAGAATGTGTTGTAGCATTTATTGTTGTATTTGGGTCTAAAATGAGGATTTTAGGGTGCTGTTTTTTAGTTTTAAACTCTAATTCTGATAAAAAAAATACTGTGTGAAGACCAAAACAACCACCACCAACGATTATATAGTCATATTCAACAAAAGAGTGTATATTTGGTTCTCTATTCATTTTCCGTATATAGTTTATAAAAAAGTGATTATAAATCCCTATATAATTAATTAAATATTATATATTGATACAAATAATTTATATACATTTTTTAATATATAAATATGTCTGTTAATATTGAAAGTATTCCAAAAACATTATTATTGCGAAAATTGTGGGAAAAATCACAAACTGCTGGTTTTTTTTCTAGGTCTGGATTTCCAGCGCCAGCTTTTGATGAACAAAAAGCGGTGAATGCTGTGAATGGCTATATTGACTATTTTCAAGGTCGTGTAATCAAATGTGATATTAGTGGTGATACTGCTGATCCTTGGTTATATGATCGTGACAATGGTGAAGGAGCTTTTCAAAGAGTTGTTTCACAACTTCGCAATGTTTAAATATTATTTTTATAAAAACCAAAAATCCAGTCGCGCACCGAACGAGTTAGTGGAGCGAAGCGACACTACGAGTGAGTTAAAAATAAAAATAATTATATTGAAAAACGCTACGAATGGCGTTTTTCAATATAATTATTTTTATTTTTAGTAAAGATAATACTCTCCATTAGTATCATCTAAACATATATTATACTTATTATAAATGTAATCTTCACTATCACTTTGTGAAGTATTTTCTTCTGATGATGTGTCATCATCACTTATTAAATCTGATGAATATTCAGATGATTCTTTTCCAAAAACATTTACCTTCTTAAAATAATCAAGTATTGTTTGTTGTCTCATTTTTTTCTTCTTTTTTGCTGGTTCATCAAAGAATGATGCTTTTATATTATCATATGATGTATTGTCCTCTAATGAATCATAAATAAATAATAAATTTACTACATCAAAATATAAATCTGCTTCGTGTATTGTTATTTTATTAAAATCTGTGATATGTATTGTTGACAAATTATTATCAACTGGTATTTGATTGGTATCAATGTTTTTAATTTTTTTTGTTACACCCATTATAAATGTATATAATTTAATTACTAATTTATTAAAAATGTATTTATTTTTAGTTTTCATAAAATAATTAAAACGCCGATTAATAAAATTATAATCATCTTCTGGTGTCTTTTTATCTAATATTTCCCACTCTGTGTCTTCTATTTTTGATTTAATTGTTCTATCAAGATAATTATACTCAATGTAGTTATTTAACCATTCTTTGAATTCACCTATCGTAAATTGGACATCCATTGATATTAACACTTTTTTTTCTGATTCATCTTCACTTTCTGAGTAAGATGAAAATATTATTTCTATTTCGTTTTTTGATGATAATTTATTTAATACTATTTTATTGACTTCCGTATCTTTATATGTTGAGTTTTCATTATAGAATACTATTCTATTACCTATAAGCGGTAAGAATGTTTTAATATCATCTTCTATAATCATATTACGCAATGGTCTTAATTCATCATCTCTTAGTCTTATTTTAGTGTATTTATTTTTATACCTATTATATATATTCATGTATACATATTCTTATACTATATTATAAAATATAAAAATTAATAAATCTTTAAAACATAAAAATGATAGTTTTTTATTCTAATAGAAATTATTTATTAGAGTTTTTAAAATGTCACATTCTTCAGATATTAAAAAATTGTTAGGTTTCCTTTCCGAAAAAGAGGAGAAAATTAATCATCAAGAATTTAAATCATTAAACAATGTTGGTAAATATTGTAATTTTGTAATAGATACTCTAACTCGTAAACAATATATTGTTATTGGGTGTAATAAAACTATCAGTGTATTTGATGCATTAACATTAAAAGAACAATTACTAAAAAAAATAAATCTTAATGACAGTTTAATGTCATTAGCAACTTATTTTGATAATAATATACTTTTCGTTGTTACAAACGAAATATTTAGTAATATAATCAAAGTATGGAATGTATTTGATGGTGTTTGTGTAAAGACATTAACAGGTCATACTGATCATATACATATTCTTCATACATTCACTAATAAAAAGACTGGTAAAGTGTATATTGTTAGTGGGGGTTGGGATAAGACTATCAAAGTATGGGATACGTCAAATTGGACGTGTATCAAAACGATACAATACACCAAACGTTTAATTGAATGTATATATTCATTCAATACTTTTTTAAAGTATGAATATATAAAAAAACAATTAGAAAGTTTGAATACTCATACAAATATTGTATGTAAGGATATAATTACACACTATTTATTACCATATAGTTATGAACCATCAACATATATTCTTATTGGTGATTCTCGTAATAACTTAGATGTTATTGATACATCTAATTGGTCTTGTAAATCGATCAATTGTGGTAATACGTATTATAGTATATCATCATCAACAACATATACTGATGCAAAGACTGGTGAAGTCTTTATAGTTATTGCATCAGATGATAAGTATACTATAAAGGTATTGTATGCATCAGATGGGACTTGTATAAAGACATTATATGGTCATACTAATGTAATATGGTCTCTATCTACATTTACTGATGAAAAGACGAATAAAGTCTATATAATTAGTGGTAGTAGAGATAATACTATCAAAGTATGGGATACATCATTGAACAACCCATGTATAAAGACATTAACGGGTCATACCTCTGATGTGACCTATGTTTCAACATATACTGATCCATTGACGAATAAAGTTAATATTGTTAGTGGGAGTTGGGATAACAATATAAAAATTTGGGACTTCTAGAAGTGCCAAATTTTTATACCTTTTATAAATATTAATGTATGCATATTCTTATACTATATTATAAAATATAAAAATTAATAAATCTTTAAAACATAAAAATAATAAAAATAGAAAACCCATTAGTGGGTTTTCTATTTTTATTATTTTTATGTTTTAGTTTGTAGATTGATAATAGTCATTTGGAATACCTAATCCCATTCTAATATCATCATTCTTTAATGTATGATCTAATGTTTGCATATCACATCCATATTTACCTAATGTATCATATACTGCATAATCACTTGGTAATGTATCAAAACCAGTTACATTATTATACAATTTACCACCATTCATTGTTTTTTCATCAGCATAAATCCATTGAGATTGTGTTACTGAATCTGATTTTGTATCATAATAACAAGGTTTTTGTGGTGTTGTTAAACTATCCATTGATACAAATTGTTCCATTGTTGATGGTGCATTTTCTTTATAATATGATGGTGTATCCATTATATTTGAATCGAAATTTGGTGTATTATAATCTGTAGTGTAATAATTTCCCTCTTTAATACCACCAATTCCTGGTTCATAATATCTATCTATTCTATAATCACCTGTTCCATCTCTTGTTTCATTATTAAACATCCGTTTATTTGGAATTGATGATTCATAATTAGCCATTTCCTCCATCATTTGTGGTTGCTCTTGTTGCTCTTGTTGTGTATCATTTTCTGGTGCTGGTGCGGGTGCTGTTGTTGATGTAGATGATGATGCTTCTGCTCGTTTCTTACTAGATTTATTCTTGTAATATTCACGACCCCGTGGTGATGATGTAAACATACTTCTTACTGGTAATGTAATTTGTAAATTAACTTCTGTTAATATATAATGAATTACTAATATTACTAATAATGTATTGATGATTAGTCTCATTATACAATATATAATAAGTTAAGATTAAAATAATTAGTATAACTTATATTTTAGTATATATTAGAAAATTAAAATTATTTATCTATTTATAAAAATGAATTGATGAATATTATAATTTAAATACACAATATCTAATATAATATATGTTGCTGTGTTGATGTGTTATTCTGTTGTTGTATTAATACTGAATTATAAAAATGTCGTCGTGTGCTACTGAATCAAAAGCAAATGAAATTAATTTTGAAAAAGCTCGTGAATTGTGTTGTAATAAAATATATGACCTTTTAAAATCAAAATCTACATATATTAAAAATAGCAAATACTATACTGGTAAGACACAGAGATTTACTAAAAAAATATTAACTGATTATAGTAATAAAATTGAAGATGGTGTTTATAAATACGCTATTAATAAATGTGGTGGTGAATTTCATCAATTAAAACAATTTAAGCGAATATATATGAATAAATTGATGTCAATATATCTCAATTTAAATCCAGATAGCATTGGGATGTTAAATAAAAATTTGATTATACGACTATTTAATGGTGAAGTTAATGGTGATGATATGGCATTTATGAGTCCAGATGAATTATTTCCAGAACACTGGAAAGAGATTAAAGAGAAACACGATAGTAATGAAAAATACATATATAGTAAGAAGTTTGGTGCTATATCATCAACTGAATTATGCTATAAATGTAAAGTGCCAAATACTGTTACTTATTACAGTCTTCAGACTAGAAGTATTGATGAACCAGATACCACTTTTTATATTTGTACTAATAAGAAATGTGGTAATAGATGGAAAAATTAAATATATTAAAAATAATTATTTTTAAGTCCAAACTCTGGACTTAAATATAATTATTTTTAATATATTTATATTGAATTATATATTTAATTATATTACTATGAATATTTATATTATATGTGGCATATTATTAATTATATTTATTATTTCTATATTATACCTAAGGGGTGATAATAGTGAAATGATATTATTTGGATATAATGATAAAAAAGGAAGTTCTTTTTGGAGTAAACAGAAAAATATTAATTTATCTAAATCATTAGATGATAAAAGAATTACAAAAGAGTTAATTACTTTACCTAAAAATAGTAAATATGAATTTAGAAATTTAGATATATTAAATGATAGTAAATGTTTAATTATGATTCATAAATTTATTAAAAATAACTATACTAAACAACAGCAGTTTTCATATGATTATATTAGATGGAGATTTAGATTTAGTGAGCCGGAATTAATGATTGGTTTATTTTTAAAAGATAAGAATGGAAAAGATAGTAATAAATATAAATATAATTATGAAAATTTGATTGGGACTATTTTTGCTTGCCCTACTAGATTAGGTGTTAATAATGGTGACTTATTAGATGTGTTATATATTACATTTTTATGTGTTAAAAGAGAATTAAGAGGTAAGAAAATAGCACCTATTCTAATTTCTGAAATGATTAGAAGATGGAAAAATGCTAGAATATATAAATTTCCAATTTTTGTTATAGACGATAGACCATTGCCTAATATGAATATTGAGAAAAAACTATTATATAAAATAGAACCGATTACAATATTTAATAATTATTTAAAAGATAAAGTAAGCGATAAAGTAAGTGATAAAGTAGACAATGATGTTGTGAATGATGTTGTGAATAATATTACGGATGAAAAGGGCGATAGTTATGGTCATAGTAATAAATGTGAAAGTGATGAAGATCAAGATATAAAATTTATAAAAATTAGTCAAAATGATGATAATATGATTGAATTTGCATATAAAATGTATAATCGTTTAGCTTCTAATGAATGGGCTGTTTATCAATATATGGGAATGCCTGAATTTAAGCACTATTTATTTAACAATGAATTAGGTATTTACACTTACTTTATAACTGATAATAAATTTAATAAAATTGGATTAATTACAACTGTTAATGTGTCTGTATCAATGAAATCTGGAATTGTTAATGATAGTAGTGATAAAATTGTGTTTATTCAATATATTTTACTTGATAATGATAATAAGGTGAATTCTGATATTTTATTGAAAAATAAAAGCGTATTCAAGAAAAAAATTATTAAAAGCTTTATGAAATTTCTTAATAAAAGTAATAATAAAACATTGAAGTTTATTGCTTATATTACTGATTATAATGATGATTCTAATAATTTTATTTCAAAATATGTTTATAGAAAAGGATATGTTCATGCTTATAATTACTCATTTAATGGTTTAATTAGTGATGAAAATAAATATAATAATGGATTTATGATGCTTCATTTGTAAATATAATTATGATTGTAATTGTTACTGTAAATGTAAATTAAAAATAGAATTTCTTCCAATTACCTTTTGTTGTTAATTGTCTTGGTGAATATGATAGATCTACTTTTTGTTCTACTATTTCTACTGGTGGTTTTGGAATGTAACGAAGATTTTCTGGTTTAACTTTCATTGAACCATCCTTGAAAAACTCTAAGTATTTCTTCATATTCTCATCAAAATATTGATAATTCATACAAACTAATTGGACACCATTATCATAAGATGTAGTTGGATCTATGTTAAATATATCTGCTACTGGATTAACTAGATTTTCTAAACTAAAATTTAATACAGGTCTTGAGACTGATAAATTGATTTTTGATGTCTCTATTATTTTATCAACATCATTATATCGCGATGTTAATCCACCATATGAATCCATATCTGGGTAGTAATTATATACTGTTAATTGATTTTTTAGTTTTTCTTGTTCACTTGGTGACATTTGATCTAGTGAGTATTGGTCATCATTTGGGGTTGTTGTATCACTGATATATGATGGTATTATACCATTTATATATTCTGTTAGATCACCTAAATAGTCATTACGATTTGTTAATATAATTATTTTATTTAGAGCATCTTTTATATTTATGTTTGATATGTTTTTATTATTATAACTATATGACTTATCTACTAATCGTTTTGAAAAATATTTGTTAATTTGATTAACTATTTTATTACATAACGGTTTATCTGTATTATAAAAATGTGTTTCAAGATATAATATTAATGGTGCTGATGTTTTCTTCCAAGCGAGTGATGAAATAGCACTTAAACAATCGCTTAATTTCACTGATTTACCATAATTAGGTAATAATGTTTTATCACGGACAATTGGTGTGGTAGATGGATCTAATATTTGTCCATCACTATACACATCTAAATGTATGAATCTTGCTCCTTTCTTAATAATATTTTTTAAAGTATCTATTGATGGCACTGAATAGGATGATCCTGTTGCTAAATAACTTTTATAACTTGCTGTAATATAGTAATCTTTTAATTTTAATGGAAGATTTTTTTTGTAATTTTTATTATAGTATTTTGTTTCAATATTATCTTTTAATGTTGAAGTATAATTACTGTAATTATATATATTCAGTGCTATTTCTTCTCTATATTTGCCGAAATAATTGTAAGTTTTATATAAAAAGAATACTGACACTAATAATATGAGAATTATTGGTATATATGAATATATTTTTTCTTTATTCATTTTACTATTTTAATATTAATAGTATTGACTATATAAAAATTAAATATAATAAAATGAATAAATTAATTAGATGATTGATTAGATTATTAGTTGATTGATTAATCAAGTATTATTGTTTTTATTTCTGGTGGAATGTAGTTCATTGTTGTTAGTTTTTTAGTTTTTATTGGAAGAGGAGGTGGTCGTATATAAAGATATCGCATTCTCTCTTTTAATCTCATTTCAGCTTCACTATCTTCTTGCTCTGTATTAGAGTTTTTATTTTTACTTTTATTTTTACCTTTCCCATAAACTATATTTTTCTTATCTGATTTAGAATTAGACTTAGATTTAGATTTATTCTCATTATTTCTTTCTGGATGTTTATATCTTTGTGGATAATTATCATTCTGTGAATAGTTATTATTTTGTGGATAATTATAATTTTGTTGTTGATTATTTGGTATGTCTCTTTCTATCATATTGTTAATATAATTTTGTTGCTGTATTAATTGATTTTTTATATAATTATCTGAATTAGAATCATTATTTGCCGATGAATAATTATTATATTCTTGATATTGATTATGATTTTGATTATGATTTTGATGGTGTTGTTGATTGTGATGTTGGTTGTGTTGTTGGTTGTGTTGTTGGTTGTGTTGTTGATGTTTATTTCGTTTTGGTATATATTCTGGCTCAGAATATGATGTTAATATTGAATCTTCATTTTCTTGTGTCCCATCATACATACAATTTGATTCTTGTGCTATCTTCTTATATACGCTATTTATATTTGCACATACTGTTACCCATATAGTATAATCATTTATTGATATAGTTGGTATTTTCCAATCAATTACATTATGATAAATTAATGACATTAATGCAGTGTATAATAGGTATATTTTATTATTTCTTTGTGATTTCTTATAGTTAATTATAAATAACTGATATAATGATTTTATATTTCTTATAGCAAATGGATTTAATGATTGATTTTTATGTATCTTACATTTTATAAAAATCATATTCCATATAATCATTGTCCAATCGTGATTGTTATTATTTTGTGAGTTTGTATGTGAATTTGTATGTGCGTTGTTATGTGATTGTGAGTTAAATATAAATTTTTTATCTGACATTAATGATTCCGCTTTTACTAACCACTTAATCCAATAAAATATACTCTTTTTAATACTATTAGTTATTCTAGTATTTGTATTTTGTCTAGATAAATCATTAAATGATATACGATTAAGATGAAATAATATCTCATTTAATGCTATTTTTGCCTCTATTGGGTCATTAGGATGAACTAAATTATTATGATAAAGATTATTCATATCACTTGCCATTATTCGTTGTCTTATACAATCCATTGACATATCAGAATTACTTATTTTAGGGAGATTTTTAGTATTTAAGAAGTCAGTATTTTGTGAAAGTGTTAATTGTGTTATTACATTTGCTATGATATTTCTTATTAATTGATTATTTCTTATCTCTAACTCATTTGTTGGTGATGAATTATATTTTGATATTATATTATTGTATTTGTAATATTCCGTTAAAATAAAAGATGGCATATTTGGATTAGATATATTTATATGTTTTCCGTAGATTATAAATATTTTCTCCCATATTTTATCATTAAATTGTGCTGATGCTACAAGTTCTGATGACCAATATATAGATTCTTCAATGTTATTTAATGTAATACTATTATCTAGGGCTGATATTATCTCTGTTTTTTTATATCCCGACACTGTTATTTTATTATAATCTTTGGATTTGTAATTATTGTAATTATATAAGACATAATCATTTGGGATAGGTGTAGAGCTCATTATATTTTTATATTCATATTATATATTAATAAAGAGTTAATTAACTTTAAATTATAAAATATATTGTATTATAAAATGTTATGTTCACCTAAATACGATAATGGTAATGTCTCTTGTTATGATAAAAACACTTTAATTAAAATTGCGAAACAATACAATGATTACTACAGTAAGAATAATGGTAAAAATAATAATGGTAAAAATAAATATAATAAAATTGCTTATTCTAATAAAAATAAAAAACAACTATTTAATGAAATAAGAAAAAAGATGGTTAATTATTGTGGAGATAATGAAGCTTGTTGGTTAGACCAAAAGTTTATAAATATTGAAGAATTTAGAAATAGTGGGAATAATGCGAATATCAACGATGACTGGAATAATAAAAGTTTATACAATAGCAATGGTTACTATATTGGTAATAAAAAAAATAGAGTCAAAAATAAGTTTTTTAGGACTAAACTCCCTAATAAATGGAAGAAAGATAAAAATACTTGGTTAACTAATTTTGATATATATAATGTTATGTCTCAATATGAGGCAAAACATAAAGATTTTGTATTTTTAGGACCAGTTCCTTCTGACTGTCCAATGGAAGTAACATGTGAATTATCTAATTTAGATTTAAAAAAAATGCTTAAAATGGGTAAAACTAAAATTGGTGTTATATTTAATTTAGATGTTAGTAGTGGTCCGGGGACACATTGGGTTGCTTTATACATTGATTTGAAAGATTGTTCTATTTATTATTATGATTCATATGGATTACCTCCAATTAGAAGAATACAGAAATTTATTAATTTTTTGAGAAAGAAATGTGTTGTTGATTTGAAAAAAGAATTCCATTTTGAATATAATACAAAGAGACATCAATATGGTAATTCAGAATGTGGTGTTTATAGTATGTTTATTTTAGAGCAATTACTTAATGGATATGATTTTAAAAAAGTTGTTGGTAAAAAAATACCAGATAAGAAAATGAATGAATTAAGATTTAAGAAATATTTTAGGGTTGTTTAATTTATTTTGTTTAATTTATTTGATTAAATTTGTTTTATTATAATCAATAATTTTATATATTAATTATAATATAACTATATTTTAGAATTATTAATAAATATAAAAATGATTTATTATATAATACAAATATAATATAAATATAATATAAATATTATAATATAAATATATTTAAAATTCAAAACAGTATTATAATTAAAAATAATATGTCAAAAAATAATCAAGATAATCAAGATAAACAATATAATCAAGATAATCAAGATAAACAATATAATCAAGATAAACAATATAATCAAGATAAACAATATAATCAAGATAAACAATATAAATCTGCTATTTGTTTAACATGTGGTGAACAATCAGAAAATCACGTTGGTATGCAAAAAATGGGCTCTGGTTTAGTTAAACCTGGATTTGGATTTACAATCGAGGAACTACTTCAAGCTAAAGATAAATTTGAGGAAATTGGGGCTATATGTGAATATATAAGATTAGATTATTTTTTAGGTGATGAATATAAAAATATAGAACCGGCTGCTGTATTATTTATACGCAATGGTGTAGAAAAAATTACTGGATTTTCACCTGATAAAATGTTTAATGAACAAAATAGTTTTCCTTGGGATAAAAAATACTGGGATAATAGAAGAGGTCGTGTTCTGAATAAAAGAGCCAGACACAATGTATGTTTTGGTAATAAATCTCAAGAGCCAGACTATGAAAAAAAAAAGGGAACGATAATACCATATGATAAAGTCCCAATAACTAAACTTTGGAGAGATAAGCTTGAAAAATATATAGGATCAAAAGCTTCAAATTTGGAAGTAGAGGGAAATCTTTACTATGATGTTAAAAAATGCGGTATCGGTTATCATGGAGATGGTGAACGTAGAAAAGTTGTAGCGGCGTCCCTTGGTGCTTCTAGACCAATATGTTGGCAATGGTATCATAAGTTTAAAAAAATTGGCCCTAGAATAGACTTTCAGTTAAATAATGGTGATATGTATATCATGAGTGAAAAAACTACTGGTAATGATTGGAAGAAATCAAGTATTCTTACATTACGGCATGCTGCCGGTGTAAAATATATAAAATAAATAAAATAGTTATATTTTTATTATAATCAATAACATTTATAATCAATATATAAATGTTATTGATTATAATAAAAATATAATAAATTATAATAAATTATAATAAATTATAATAAATTATAATAGAAAATATAATATTATAAAATGGATTCAATACCTCAAGAAAATTATGTAATTGATGATTATGATGAAGAAAATGTTGATATTGATGATTTAATACAAAATGTTAAATTAAACATTGAAAAAAAACAGTTAAAAAATGTAGATGTAAATTCATCAATTAGAAGAATAAAAAAGAATAAAAAAATATGTCTCAATATGATTGTTAAAAATGAATCAAAAGTCATTGAGCGTTGTTTAACTTCTTGTTTACCATTAATTGATTACTGGGTTATTTCTGATACTGGTTCTACTGATGGCACTCAAATAATAATTAAAAACTTCTTTAAAAAACATAGTATTCCTGGCAAATTATTTGAAGATAAATGGATTAATTTTGGTGAAAATAGAAGTATTGCTCTACAGCATTTACGAGATGTTAGTACTAATTATGGTGGTGAATTTGATATTGATTATATTGTTATTATTGATGCCGATGAAGTGTTTAAATATGATGATGATTTAACTGAATTTCCAGATTTAGTTGCTGATAAATATCATATTATTACCAGATTTGGTGTTGAATATTATAGGGTTCAGATGGTAGCAAATAGATTTGATTGGAAATATGTTGGTGTTTTACACGAATATATTCATGCTGAGGGTGCAAAAACATTAGAATTATTAAAGGGTATTTATGACCATCCGTCTCCAGATGGTGCTAGGTCATCCAATCCTAAAAAATATCAAAGAGACGCTGCATTATTAGAGTTAGCTTTATATGATGAACCAGATAATGCACGATACTACTTTTATTTAGCACAAAGTTATAGAGACCATCATAATTTTGATAAAGCAATTGAGAAATATGGACAACGTGCTAAAATGGGAGGATTTCCAGAAGAGGTGTTTTATTCATTATATCAAGTTGGTTTATGTAAAATGCGTAGAGGTGATGACTTTTTATCATTCTTTGGAAATTTTATCAAAGCTTATGAATTTATGCCTAGTAGAATAGAGCCATTATTTTATATATTAATTCATTGTAATAAATTGAAAATGTATAGAACTGCTTATAACTTATGTTTACCAATATGGAAAAGTATATCTGCAAAAGATGCTATTATGAAAAATAAATTATTTTTAGAAATGAAAATTTATAAACAAGACTTTTTTGTTGAGTTTTATAATACTTGTTTTATGATGAAAGATTACAAAACTTGTTTTGAATTATGTAATAGATTACTTAATGGTTATAATGATGCTGGTGATAGTGTTGGTGCTGGTTATGGTGATAATAGTGGAGGTAATGGTAATAATGATGAGATTTCTGATGAAATTAGAGATTCTACTCTTAAAAGAAAAAAATTATTATCATCTAAGGTTGGTAAATTAATTGAGATTGGTTGTTTTAATGATGTATTTAGTAATCTTACTGAATCATCTATGAAAGATATTAAACTTGATACTGAATTCTTGTGTTCTGGTGGTTTAGTTGATGAAAAAACATATATGAATAATATTATTCAAAAATCAATTAATACATTAAAAGTTGAAAATAGTAATGGTGATAAAAATGGATTTTATAACAGATTCTCATTTACACCAAAATTCATACAGAATTATGGTTACTATAGAAATGGTTTTTATTTACATGTTACATCAGAAAATGTTAATAATGCTATTGATAATTTTAATTTCTTTAAAATTACTAAATTTTCTGATACTGATTTAGTTGTTTTATTGGTTGATAATGAATTAACTGACCAACAAAAGTCATATTTTATGAGTTATAAACCAACAGATGTGTCTTTAGTTTGTCTTATATTGAATAATAAAATTATGAATAATGAATTATTTCAAATTGATTGGGGTAATAATGAATTATATGAGAAAAGATTAAAACAAATTATATTTAATTTTATGACTGATATTGGTTGTTATTATGTTAGTAATTATAATTTTGATATGATTTATAATCCAGATTGGGCAAATATTTTGATTAATACAGTTGAGAAAAATATGAATAACGATTTGTTTATTATGACTACACTAAAAAGTTCAAGCATAGTATTAGAAAATATGAATAATGAAGATATTAATATAAAAAATATTCCAAATATAGATGTAAATATTAATCAAAATGATAAGGTATCTTATGATTTAGATAGAGATGACGTATTAAGACGTCAATTATTAATTAGAGCTGATAAAAATATTATTAATCTATTTTTTGATAAAGTTAATAAAGATCCAAACAAAAATGTTGAATTTGTTATTGGTTCATTTAGAAAACAACTTTCTTATATTATTGATTATGATGAAGAAAAAGATGGTGTATATCAAAATGATAGATTTACATTTGAATATAATGGCTTTCATTTCTATCCGTGTGTTGACTCTGATGGTGGTGATTGTATGAAATCAAATATTAAAGATAATGTTTTAGCTACTGGTAATACAAATGTATTTAAATTATTAATTGACAAAACAAATGAAAGTAATGCTTTAGCATTTAATACAAATGGATTTATTAAGAATAGAATAAAACTATTTAAAGATTGGTCTATTTATGATTACCAATTTAATAATGGTATTTTTGTGAGTAATAAAGTTCTTATGAGTGTAGGTGTTCCATATTAAATAAATTATATTATTTTAGTATTTTTCTAGAAAAATACTAAAATAATATAATTTATTTAATATATTTATATAATGATATAATATAATTACGTAAAGTTGTTTGTATAACAATAGAAATAATGTCTGGAAAGTTTCATTTATATACCATTAAAGGTTGTATGTTTTGTGAGAATGCTATTGAATTGCTTGATTCATATGATATTCCATATATTAAATATATAATTAAAGATAAAGATAAAGCTACATTTAAAAAAATTAATAATGTTTGTACTTTTCCTCAAGTTTTTTACGAAAAAGGTGATATTAAAAGAGGTGGTAGTAAGAAGATTGTCAAAAGATCTCTTAAAATTGAGACTAATATGGTGCTAATTGGTGGTTTTTCTGAACTTCAGTCTTTTATTAATATTGTTAATATTATTCGTCAAAATAATATGAGTGAAGATGGAATAATGATTATTCCTGGTGTAATTAAGGCAATGAATATGATGAAGAAGCCAAAAAGTTGTGATTAATTATAATAATATCGTATTTGGAGGTCATATGTTGTTGTACTACTACCCAAATTACCAGATTCATCTTCTAATCTAATTATAATACCTTCATTTTTTGTAGAACCTAGAACTTTATTTTCATCATTTGTAAAATATTCATCTATATCACCTTGTTTAAATACCCATTCTGTACTATCAGCCCATAAATTAGAGACATTAGATGTATATCCTCTATCATATGTTGTTCCATCTCTTACAAAATCTTGTATACCTGGAATACAATTATCAACTTTTATTTTTTCTATAAATATAGGTGTATATTTATTATTACCTATATCACATATTCTCTCTATAACAAGTGTCATTTGTCTTTGAGCTGTTAATTGTGCCGCTGCACCACACTCAAATCTATACTCTGTTATAGTAAAATTACGATTTCCTAAATCCATATATCCAATTATACCAATATCATAGTCAATTCCGGATGGACCTGTTATACCGGTTACTCCAGTAACTTCTATTGATTGAATATCATACCATTTTTCAGGTGTTTGATATAAACCAGATACACCTGTTCCTGTATCAACTGTTAGTATTGATGTATAACCTTGAATTGGTATTGCTGTTTTTTCATCTACCTTTGTTCCTGTAATTAATATATCACCACCGGTTGTTATACTATTCACTTGGATAGATAAATGATTATTTTGAATACCAAATGGTGTTGTATAGTTTCCTGTTTCAGCTGTTGCTATACCATCTGGTAAATCTTCACCTACAATAATGAATTCAGATGGTGAACCTGATTGTTCTAATCCTGACTCAAAAAACATTGTTTGTATTGAATTTGGACCTGTTGTTGATCCTGGTGGGCCTTGGTCACCTTTCTCTCCTTTTGGACCTCTTAACCCACGTGGACCTCTTTGACCAGGACAACCACGTGGGCCTCTTGGACCTCTTGGACCAGGGCAACCACGAGGACCTACGACTGTTTTTACCCATATTGGACATAAACAGTCTTTATTACACTTTTTACAGTGAAATTTCTCTATACACTTGACTTCTTTATATTTTGGACAAGACGACATAATATTTATTATTATATATTATATGTTTATATTATATAGATTGATAAATTGATTAATAAATTAGATTATATATTGATAATTAAATAAAAGAATGACATCTTATCATTGTTTCGGTCGTATTGTTTATGTTAAACACGGTAAAGTTTGTATACAAAAAATAAAAAATAGAGGTACAAATAAGCTTATTAAAAGTTGCCAGAATGGTGGTAAACCAGGTACAAAAGTAGTTATGTATGTTAAAAAAAATACAAAATATATTGCTAGATTTTTTTGTAAAAAACTAACAAATAAACCTGTTACTGGTTACGTTGCCAGTGGTACAACTGGTAAAATATTACAAGATAACCCTAAATATAATGTAAAACGTCAATGGTCTATCGTTGAAATCCCTTTTAACAGTGGTCCAAATAACTTTGTTTTTATTGGGTTACGTATACTTAATGCTGAAAAAGGGGATAAATTTATTGTAAGTAAATTTGGTCTCGTATATGGTTAAAGATTATTTAGTAAGAATAATAATTATAAGAATAATAATTATATTTACGTTAACTGATTTTATTTTGATTAGTATAATAGTTAATATAATACGTTAATATAATACGTTAATATAATACGTTAATATAATACAATAGTATAAAAATGAATATATTATTGTATTATAAGCACTAATTTAGTATATTTATTATATAATAATTATACTAGATTTGATTAATAGTATATTTACTTACGTAGTAATAAATTGAAATTATATTATTTGTTATAATATGTCAAGAGGTTCAACTTATTATGGAGAAAATGGTGAATATATGCCATTTCGTTATGATTTAAAAAGAACAGATGAATCAGTACTCCCAACAAGTCCAATTATTGGTTGGAGTGTGTCATCAAGAAATAAAATTATTAATATTAATGATAGAAAACGTTTTGCTCATAAATGGGAAAAACGTATTCAGCAATTAATTCAATCTAAATTATGAATTATGAATATATAATTCTTGGTAGTTTTTGTATATAGTTAACATAAAATCATCTAAACTGATGATATTTGTTGACTCTTGTACTTTAGCTACATCATTTATAATATTTTGACAATGTTCGTCTATTCTTTGTCCTGTAATAAGTTTTGTAGTACTATATATATCTTTACAATACACCCCTTCACCCAATGAGAACCCCGTTCTAAGTCTAACTAATTCAGCTTTATATATATCACGTGATACTTCATTTTCGTATTTTGATGGATTAAGAAATGATGGGATAATTGCTCGTTTTCTATAATCTAATGGTGTTTCATTAGATGATGGTGTTGGAAAGAAATTCCATTGGTCATTATTTATAAATCCAATAATATGAAATAGATGATTCATTTTACCAGCTGGGACTTTTTCAATATTATCTATGATTTTACCTCTAAATATGTCATATAAACTGATATTTGTTGAAAGTGTTCTCTGAAATGGTACATATAATGAGCCATATTTTCTTGCTAAATCACGTTGAACATCTTCTACTGGATTATAAAATAATGCTATTAATGATACATTGTCTTTAATATTTAAATAGTCTTTGAGTGCATTTGATGTTTTCGTATCAAGATTAATATTTAATCTATCTGGTTTAGCTTGTGGTGGTTTTATTAATGTTGGATCTGTTGCGATTGTAGCTGTAATTAATTTAAATTGTTTATAAATATTAACAAGCACTGGTGCTTCTCTTTGATAATTATTTTTATTTTTAAGGCTATCAATTTTTGCTTTCTGTTTCATTAATTCACTTCTTACAACATCATAATATGTTTCTAAATATACAGATCCACCTGATTCTTTTAAATTATCTCTTGTTTTATCTACTATTTTTTTAATTAATTTTTGTATTTCTTTTTCTTTTAGTATTTTCTTTTCAATACTATTTGTTCCTGGTGTATTTTGTTTCATATATTGCTCAACCATTGCTTTCTGTTTTTTAATTAGATTTTTAATATTTTTATATTTATTAAATCTTTCAATAAACTCTGTTGATATATTTTCATATGTCCCCATATAAATATATCTTTTTATATAAGATTCTATCTCATCTCTGTATTTTTTGGTTGTTTCTTTTTTTCTTTCTTGTATATCCTTTTTGATAGTATAATCTACTTTTGATATTTCTTTTATATCTTGATCAGTAATTTCATCTCCATATTTTACATTATTTTTCATTGATTCTAATTTTTTAATTGTTTCATCTTTGTTTTTTTGTAAAATACCGGCATATATTTTATTCTTTTGCAATGAATCTTGAATAGTTTTTAATAAATCATAATTTATATTCTCATCTGATGTATCTAAAATATATTTTAAATTATATGATTTAGTTTTTACACCAGTAAATGTTAATGAATCAAATTTAGATAGTATCTCTTTTAATTCTTTATACTTATTACCATTATTTAATACAGTATTTATCATTCTAATAAAATGATCTCTAAAATTTTTTGATTGAGATGAATTACCATTTAATAATGATAAAAAATCATCTCTGATTGTTATTAATGCATTTGATAATGTATCTTTTATATTTGATTTAATTACATTTTTACCATTAGCATTCTTTTTGTCTTTAAATGGATCTGAATTATCAACAAGTACATTTGTTATTGATGATGCGATTGACTTTAAATTATCATTACTCGGTAAAGTATTTTTGTTAAAAATATTAATTAGGTTTTTCTTTAAAACATCAGTTTGTTCAATTTTATCCAATACTTTTTTTTTATAAATACTTTTCATTGAATTACGATCTCGTAGTATATCATCCAAAATTGTAATACGATTAGTCTTACCTTCTTCTCTTTTTACTACTTCTTTACCACTACTATTTTTATCTTTAGTCTCAAATTTAATTATTACATTTGGAGTGTTTATTTCTCTTTTTAATTCATCACTTAAAGAAACACCATCATTTTTTAATCTATTTCTTGTAGTTTCATTTGTTATAAAGAAATCTATAATATTTTTAAAACTATTTGGTAAAATAATTCTTGCATTAGTTCTATTTATTGTCATTGTATTTAAAAATAATATAATTAATGATGGTACTGAGCCGATATTTGGTTTAGTAATTGTTACTCCTTTCCACGTATAAATATCAGCATCTGTTGTCTTGGAATTAAGTAATTCTACATATTTGTTATAATCTGCTGGATTCATACTAATACTTGATGGACTATATGCTTGTAATGGATTAAATACATCTTTATTAAATTTTTGAATTTGAGTAAAAAATTTTGTATCGTCTAATTCTTTCTTATTAAGTTTATCTATTAATATTTGTATAGTATAACCCTTCTCTTTTAAAGCAAATTGTAAATCTTTAATTCTTTTTTCTTCTCTTAATTTTCTCTCTTCAGCACCTTTAATATCTCCATACTGAAGTAAATCAATATAGTCTTTTTTAAAATTTTTGTATTCTTTTGAAGTCGATTTATTTGGTGTTGATGACATTATGTATTAGTCTATGTATTAGTCTATTAATATGTTATACTGAAATATAATAAACTAAGTAATATATTATATATATATAATAAATTATTATAATATATTGTAACTAAAAAGTTTAGTTATAAAATATAAATTTTAATTTTTAAATAAAGTTAATACCTATTCTATAATAAATATTTTAAATGAATAATGACAGATGTAGTAATAATAATGGTAATGAGATATTATCATTATATGACCTTTTAGATGTTAAAGAGGTTATTGATAATAAAAATATTAATCATATAAATAGTAGAATATTATCCGATTTGGAATTAGAGGGAAAGAAAAAGCAGTTTTGTTATATATGTAGCTCACTTTCACATTCTTTATATGATTGTATTGATTTGTATTTATTTAGAGATGTTAATAAATATCCTCGTTTTAAGAGAGAAGAAATAATGAATGTTTTAAAAGATAATTGTTTATGTGTATTTGAATTGGATGGGAAAACTGGATATATTATATCAAGTAAGCAGATAGATGAAATTAAGAGATGTTATGATATATTTCTTGTAAATAGAGGTGTTAATCCTTTTATGCCTTACTTATTTAGAAATGTTAAAATGTTTCATTATAATAAATTAGGTAAATATAAAGACCAAGTAAGAGAATCTGCTTTTGTATTAGCGGATATGGTATTTGATTATTTACACCCGGATATAATTAAAAGACTTATTAGAATTGGTGTGTTGTGATATGATATTATTTAATATTACAATTATAGTATAACTATATTGTAAATATAACATATTTAGTACTTAATATTATTATATTGTAAATATAATATATTTAGTGCTTAATATTTTTAACAGTTTAACACTATAAATATTAAATAATGAGTTATCATAATAATAAAAGTTATAAGAATAATGATTACAATAATGGTAATAAAAAAGGTAATAAATCAAATGTAATAAAAAAGAAAACATTTTTAATTTTAACAAAACATATTGATAATAAAATTTTTAGAAATATATTTAATTCAAAATACTGGAAACCATCAAATATAAATGTAAATATAAATACAAAAAAATACAAGAATAATACAAAAAATCAAGAAATTTATGTTGATTTTTTATATTGTGATGATGATTTTTTCTGTCATAAAATAATACCAAATTTAAAAACAAATATACGTAATGTTACTGATGATGTAATTTATACTATTTCTGATAAAAATAAGTTATATGATAATTTTAAAAAAATAGAACCTTCATTAGTGAATAAGTATATGATGAAACAATATTCTGTTGATATTTCAAATAAAAACAATATAACTACTAATAAATTTAAAAATATTTTTAAAAATAATACTACATGGATTCTTAAACCAGTAGATGGTTTTAAAGGATATGGTGTAAAAGTTGTAAATAATTATGATGATATGATTAAACATTTTGATGAATATCGTAAAAAAAAAGATAGATATCAATTAAAAAGATTAAAAGGTACTAAACCTTGGGTTATTGCTAAATATATTGATAATCCATTACTTTATAAAGGTAAAAAGTTTCATATACGTTTAATTTTAATGTATATTATTGTTAATAAAACATATGGTAATAATAATAAAAATAATAAAAAATATACACAAGGTTATTTATTTAATGGTGGTTATATTCTTAGAGCTAGAAATAAATATATATCTAAAAACTATCATGATAAAAATATACATGATACACATTATATTGAAGAATATGAAATTAAGTTTCCTGAATGTTTTATTAAAGAATTTGGATTAAATAAAACTAAAAAAGTAATAAAAGATATACAAAAAATATCCAAAATCATATTTAAGATATTAGATTCAAATAATGCTGGTTGTTATTCTGATACAATAAATTGTTTTAATACAATTGGTATTGATATTATGATTGATGATAATTTTAATGTAAAATTACTTGAGTGTAATAGTAAAAAAGGGTTGAGTGGATATCCGAATATTCAGCAATATTTTAAAAATATTATTGATATAGTAATGAAAAACATATACCCAAATGATATTTAAATTAATATATTATTTACTATATGTTAAAAATTAAATGATTAATATTATTATACAAACATTATAATATAGTGAATGTTTGATATTATTAAAAATGAGTAATAGTAATATTCATAATAATAGAAATAATAGAAATAATAAAAAAAGATATATTAAATCAAATGCAATAAAGAAGAAAACGTTTTTAATTTTATCTGATTACATAGATAGTAAAATTGTTGAAAAAATGTTTAATAATAAATATTGGAAACCTTCTAATATAAAATTATATAAAAATAAAAAGAATAAAGAAAAATATGTTGATTTTATTTATACTGATGGTAAAAAATCATCAATTAAATATATCTGGGATATTAAATCAAATGTATATAATACTTTAAGTGATTCTGCATATGTTGTTACTGATAAAAAAAAATTATATAATAATTTTAAAAAATTACATCCTAAATTGGTAAAAAAATATATGATGGAACAATATTCTGTTGATATATTAAACAAAAAAGATATAGAATTATTAAAATTAAATAAATTTAAGAATATTTTTAAGAATAATAGTACTTGGATTCTTAAACCAGTTATAGGTTATAAAGGTCATGGTATTAAAGTGGTTAATAATTATAATGATATGATGCAACATTTTAATAATAATCTTTATAAAAAAGATCATACACATTATTTATCTAAATATATTAAAAAAGATTCAAATCCTTGGGTTATTGCCAAATATATCGATAATCCATTACTTTATGGTGGCAAAAAGTTTCATATTAGAATGAATATAATGTATTTTGTTATAAATAATGATAATAAATTAAAAAATAAAGTTATTAAAAAATTTTTATTTAAAGATGGTTCTATTATTAGAGCAAAAAAAAATTATAAAAAAAATAACTATGAAAATAAAGATATACATGATACACATCATATTATTGATTATGAACTTGATTTTATTGATGAATTTACAAAAGAATTTGGTTTAGATAAAACGAATAAAGTATTAAAAGAAATTAAAAAAATTACAGATATTATATTTAAAATACTAGATATAAATAATGCAAATTGTTATCCTAATACAATAAATTGTTTTAATGTTTTTGGTTTAGATATTATGGTTGATGATAATTTTAATGTAAAATTACTTGAATGTAATTATAAACCAAGTTTAGCACTAATAAAAAATAATATTAAAGAGTATTTTGAAAATATAATTGATATAGTAATGAAAAACATATACCCAAATGATATTTAAATTAATATATTATTTAATATATTATTTAGATTAATATCTGATTTAATATTATTTAATATTAAAAATGAAATGATTAATAATATTATACAAACATTATAATATAGTTAATTCTTAATTTATATTATTACTTATATTAATTATATTAATTATATTAAATATATAAAAGTATGAGTAATCCTAAAAAAACATATTTAATTAGAACAGAATATTGTTCGGATAATGATTTAAAAGTTATTAAAGGTTTTTTTGGTAATAATTGGCGTGAAATTAAAGATAAACAATTAAATGATAATAAATTAAAATATATTGACTGGGTTTACGTTGATGGCAAAGCACAATGGGACAAACGTCTTTGGAAGTTAAATATTGGTATATTTTCTGGATTAGCTGATACTGGAAAGTATGCGGTTGCTGATAAATCTGAATTATACAAGAATTATGTTAAAATTAATGCTGAAAATGCTCAAAAATATATGATGAAACAGATTAATGTCAATTTATTAGATAAAAAAGACGTTAAATTACTGAAATCAGCGAAAATTAAAGGTATTTTTAAGAACAATGATAATAATACTTGGATTCTTAAACCAGTTGCTGGATATAAAGGTTCTGGTATTGCGGTTGTTGATAATTATGATGATATGATTAATCATTTATTAGTCAAAAAACGTAAAAAAACACATTTAAAAAGATATAAAGATTCTGATAAATGGGTAATCGCAAAATATATTGATAATCCATTACTTATTATGGGTAAAAAGTTTCATATTCGTATGATTTTAATGTATTACGTTAATAATAAAACTGGTGAATCAAATGGTTATTTATTTAATGATGGTATTATTTTTAGTGCCAAAAAGAAATACGTTACGGGTAGATATTTTGATAAAAATATTCACGACTCACATCGTATTAAAGGTGAAGAAATAACATTTCCGTATGGCTTTAAAGATGTTTTTGGTAAAAGAAAAACTGATAAAGTTATTAAAGATATTGCTCAAATATCTCACGACGTAACACAAATACTAAAAGCTAATAATGCTGGGTGTTATGAGAGAAATGAAAATTGCTATCAGTTGTTTGGTTTAGATATTATGATTGATGATCAATTTAATACTAAACTCATTGAATGTAATAGCAAAATTGGGTTGAGTGGGTATCCAAATATTGTTGGATATTTTAAGAATATAATTGATATTACTACAGTATAAGTAAAATTAATTAATTCTAGTTTGTTATGTATAATGACAAATTAGATTTAATTAATTTTACTTATAAAAATGAATTATAAACATATTACGTTATTATATATTATACTTTTAAGATAGTGTTATTGTATTTGTGTATATTTTGTAAAAATGTATACAAATGTTACCAATTCTGGTAATATTGATATAAAACAATACTGGAAAAATACTGAAATTACTGAAAAAAGTAAAAAACAAGATAAAGATGTATTAAATGGTGGTGGTAATATTAAATCACATGATTTTCCGTTTCCATATAAACGTATTTGTTTTACTGATGATGATATTCGTAAAATGATGTCTAATTTGAGAGAATATAATTATCAAGATAGACTTATTATTCTTGAAAAATACTATAAAATATTCAATTTATCTTATGGATTTAAGCCATATGAATTAGTATTTCTTGGTAAACCAACTATTTTAATAAATAAAGATAGTGATTATGAAGATTGGAATATGTTATCTGATATGTTTAATGAAGATTGTCGTATGCGTTGTAAATGGTTTTCTGCGGAGTTATCTCCTATGGACTATTGGAACAAATATTATGATAAAATCGTTAATGTAGCAAAGAAACAAAAAAATAGTAATCGTGGTAGAAATGGAGTAGATATTAAAACACCAGAAGGTGCTCATAATCTCCGTGAAACATTATATCATATGATGAAGAAAAAAGAATGTACGAGTTTTAGACCTAATAATTTAGTTGCTATTGCTCAAATGTTCGGTTCTCGTAAGATTTTAGACTTTTCCGCTGGTTGGGGTGACCGACTCGCTGGAGCAATATCATTAGATTTAAATATAAATAATGGTCTTAATTATTGTGGTATTGACCCTAATCCTTGTGTTCATCGTGGATATAATGATATGATTAAGTTTTTTGGTGTAAATCCAAAAAACTATATGTTAATTGAATCACCATTCGAAGATGCTAAATTGCCTTCCAGAAAGAAGTTTGATTTAATTTTCACATCACCACCTTATTTTGATACTGAAGATTATGACCCTCATAATAAAAATGGTGTTCGTAATCAATCTTTAACCAGATATGGTAGTGAAAAGAAATGGTTTAAAAAGTTTTTAATGGTTTCGTTAACGAAAGCTTGGAAAGTTCTAGAATCTGATGGTCATATGGTGATTGTTATCAATCAACGTGATAGACGTCAAACTTATGTGAAAGATATGGTTATGGCTGTGAATACTGATGTTAAAGGTGTTTTTAAAAATGCCTATTATATGGGTGTTATTTCATATTCTAATCAGAAAATGAAGAATCCACAACCTATGTTTATTTGGAAAAAGACTAAAAGAGGTCAATATCCAATACCTGAATCATTTGTTGATAGTAAAAGTCTTTATTTGAGAAAATTCGATATTAAAGATGTTGTTCAATTAGCACCAATTATGGAGAAGAAAAATAATATGAGATGGATTGCTAATGGCTCTATTAAGAATTTTGGTCAAGTCTATGACTTAGTATCGAAATATATTAATGAAGGTTATACAATGTATCCAATTATTATTAAAAAACCGATTAGTAGTTGGAAAACATCAAATATTAAGTTATCTGATAAACTAATTGGTTATGTTGGATCTTATGAAGGTAAATGGATGAAACATCCATATCTCCGTGATAAAGATTTAACTAGAATTTTAATTGATAGCAAATATCAAGGTAAAGGATATGGTAGTGAAATATATACTGCCTTTATCAAATGGTTTGGTAAAAGATTATATGCTATGATTTCTGTTGATAATGATGTGTCAATTAAGTTTCATCTCAAATTGGGATTTAAATTTGATAAGTATATCTTTTTTAGTAATAAAAAATATAATATCTATTATATTAATTAAAATATTTAATAAAATTAAAATATATTCTTATATCAATTCATTTACGATATAGGATATATTTTTAATTTTATTATTAATTTTATTATCTATTTATAAAATTAATTTTTACGTATATAGATAAAAAATAAAAAATGACAACTATTATCCTTTTATACGATAAATAATTTATTGAAGAAAAAGAGAAATATGAATAACAATAATAAAAATACTACACCATGTAGATATGGTAACAATTGTTACAATATTAATAATGGGTGTAAGTTTTATCATTCAAAAAATTTAAAAAAAAATACTCATTATCGTGGTAATTTTAAAATTATTGAAACAAATTCATATTTGTTAAAACCCGTTGATGATGATAAAAAAACATTAGTTAATTTTAACACTTTAACAAATGAAAAAAATGATCATTATGAAGGATCAAAAAAACATATTTCAATTAGTGAGTCAATCAAAACTCTCAATAATTGGATGAAAAACAAGTACAAGATGTATTTTATTTTCTCCAAATCTACCAATGATTTTATTGGCACGATAGGTTTTATCGATGGTGATTGGAGAAATGATAAAATATTTCATCAAAAAATGATGTTAAGAATTAAAATTCTGAAAATACATCAAAATAAAGGTATTGGTCGAGAAATATATACGACCTTTTGTGAATACTGGCAAAATCAAATGTCAGACGAAATTAACACAAAGACATACAAAAAACAACAAAAAAAAGTAAACTTGTATGCAATGGTTGATCGTGAAAATGAGATATCATTAAAATTCCATTTAAAGTGTGGATTTACTACATTTAGAGAATCATATAAGTTCTCAAATGGTAGAAATCACACAATTTTTAAATATAAATGATGTTAAGAATTAAAATTCTGAAAATACATCAAAATAAAGGTATTGGTGGTGAAATTTATTATACCTTTTATAAATACTGGCAAAGTAATAAATATTATTTTTAATTTTATGTAAAAGTGAAAATTGTATATTATGATTTATAATTTAAAATATAAGAAATAAGAATAATATATATATTATAGATATAACACAACTGATTCAGATTATCTGTTTGTTATTTTAGCTCTTAGATTATAAAAATGCGTGTATTAAAAAGAAATGGTGACTATCAAGATGTATCTTTTGACAAAGTATCTCATCGTATTAGAAAATTATGTGAAGGTTTAAATACTATTGACCCAATTGTTGTAGCACAAAAAATATGCTCTCAAATTTATGATGGTGTTAAAACTTCTGAATTAGATGAATTAACTGCCCGTTTCTGTGCTTCTAGAGCTACTGATAATATTGAATATGGCACTTTAGCATCAAGAATTATCATCTCTAATAATCATAAAAATACTTCCCCATCATTTTCTGAAACTATCACGATGTTATATAATCGTAAAGATATAAATGGTAAAACTATCCCTTTAATTGATGAAAAAGTATATAATATTATTATGAAAAATAAAAATAAATTAAATGATGTTATTGATTATGAAAGAGATTATAATTTTGATTTTTTTGGTTTTAAGACCCTTGAAAAAGCTTATTTACTAAAAATAAATGGTAAAGTTGTTGAAAGAGTCCAACATTTATTAATGCGTGTATCTGTTGGATTACATGGTGAAGACTTGAAATCCGCTATTGAGTCATACAATTATATGTCCCAAAAGTATTTTATTCACGCCTCACCTACTCTATTTAATGCTGGTACGCCAAAACCCCAGCTTTTGTCTTGTTTTGAAGAAAATACTCTTGTTAATACAATGAGAGGTTCTATAAAAATTAAAAATATTAAAATTGGTGATGAGGTTATTACTCATAAAGGTAATTGTAAAAAAGTTTCTCAAATTCATATAAATCCACTTGGTGATAGAAATTTATTTTGTTTACATATTTATAAAACAACATCTATTATTGTTACTGGTAATCACGAGTTATGGGTTTATAATAGTAAAAATAATAGAACATATTGGAAACCAGTTGATGAATTAAATAGAAATGATTATATATCTATTCCAAATTATGATGGAGAAATTTCATCTCATACAATAAATGTGTATGATGAAATAAAAGATGATGATTTATTCAAAAATAATAATTATGAATTAATTACTAATAATAATGAAATATTTATTAAAACAACTTGGTCACATAATAATTTAAATAATGGACAAACAATATATTGTTCAAGAAATGGTAAAAATATTTTAAATAATATAGAAATTAATGATGATTTTCTATTTTTTCTTGGTATTTGGTATGGTGATGGTCATATTGTTAGAGTAAATAAAAAAATAACAGGTATAGGTATTACAATTGATAAAAAAAATAATCAATTAATTGATTTTTGTAAATCTGCTCATAATTTATTTGGTCTTTCAAATTATACTATACATCATATGAAAAATCAAAATGTAACACAGATATTATATTATTCAAATAGTTTAGGTGTTTTATTTAATAAATTATTTGGTTCTGGATTTAAAAATAAAAAATTATGGAATAAGATAAATTTATTTAAAAGAAAACAAATCTTTTCGTTTTTATCTGGATTAATTACATCAGATGGTTGCATATCAAAAACTGGTGTTATTACATTAACTATGGCTAACCAAACATTTTTAAATGATATATATAACTTATGTAGATGTCATAATATAGATATCGCCAAGATAAATAAAGTTAAAGAAGGTAATTTGACTAAAAATATAGCATATACTATATCATTAAGTAGTTTAAAATATGATCCTAACATTGAAACAATGAGATTATATAAAACATACACAGATGATAGAATTGAAAAATTAAAAAAATATACTAAAACAAAAAATCAATACTCTCCTAAAATAATTGATGGTTTTAAATTTTTAAAATTTAATAAAAAAATTAAAATAACTGATGAAAATATTACAAAATATAATATTACAAATAACAAATATGTATATACACTTGGTGTAGAAGATGATCATTCTTATTCAATTGGTGGTATTATTGCTAAAAATTGTTTCCTTATTGGAACTGAGGATTCTATTGCTGGTATTTATAAAACAATTAGTGATTGTGCTAAAATATCTAAATGGGCTGGTGGTATTGGTCTTCATGTCAGTAACATTAGAGGTAAAAATGCATTGATTAGAGGTACTAATGGTAAATCAACTGGTATTATCCCTATGTTAAAAGTATATAATGAAACACTAAAATACGTGAATCAAGGTGGTAAAAGAGCTGGTTCTGCCGCGATTTATTTAGAGCCTCATCATCCAGATATTATGGCTTTCTTGGAGCTTCGTAAAAATCACGGTAATGAAGAAGATAGAGCAAGAGACTTGTTTTTAGCTTTATGGACTTCTGATTTATTTATGAAAAGAGTTAAGAATGATGATATTTGGTCTTTATTTGACCCAGATACTTGCCCAGAATTAACTGATTTATATGGTGATGAATTTGAAGCAAAATATATTGAATATGAACAAAAAAAGAAATATGTTAAACAAATTAGAGCAAGAGATATCTGGAAATCCGTTATTAATTCTCAAATTGAAACTGGAACACCATATGTTTTGTATAAAGACAGTGCTAATAAAAAATCAAATCAGAAAAATATTGGCACTATAAAAAGCTCCAATTTATGTGTAGCACCAGAAACATTATTATTAACTGAAAATGGTCATATTGAAATACAACAATTAAAAGATAAAGAAGTAAATATATGGAATGGACAAGAATATAGTCCAGTAATTGTTCGTCAAACGAATGATGCTTCTGAATTAATTAATGTTAACTTTTCTGATGGTTCTGAATTAACTTGTACAAAATATCATAAATTTTATATTCAGAAAAAATATCCATCTTCTAAATTAAAAATAGATATTATTAAAAGTAGTTCTGTTGAAGTTGTTGAAGCACAAAATTTAAAATCTGGTATGAAAATTATTAAATGCGATTATCCAGTTATTGATAATGAAAATAATTTAGAATCTGCCTACGAAGATGGTATAAATAATATTAATATACCTTTTAATTACTCATTAAAATCAAAATTAAATTGGTTTGCTGGTTATTGTGATGAAAGAAGATGTTTTATAAATAATAATTTAAATTTATTATCATCTGATAAAGATAATCTTATGAATATTAAATTAATGATACAGACATGTGGTGTATCTTGTAAAATCATAAATAATTGTAATGATTCTTTATCATGGATATTATTAATTGCATCAAATGAATTACAAAAATTAGTTGATTTAGGATTTTCTCCAAAAAGATTAATTATTGATGAACATGTTCCACAAAGAAGTGCTACTGGTTATGTTACTATTACTGATATAGTAGATAATGGTAGAATTGATAGAACATTCTGTTTTAATGAAAAGAAAAGACATGCTGGTATTTTTAATGGTGTTATTGCTGGAAACTGTGCTGAAATATTAGAATATTCAAGTGATGATGAATATGCTTGTTGTTGTTTGGCGAGCATTGGTCTTTCTAAATTTGTTAAATATAAATATCCAGAAGGTGATATTAAAATATATACTAAAAGTGGTTGTAAATACTGTAAAGCATTAAAAAATCTATTATATTCAAAAGGTATTGAATACACTGAAATTAATTTAGATAATGATGATGAAAGAAAGGCTTTTTATGATGAAACAAATAAACGTTTAGGTTTAGAAGGTGAAAATGCTATAAATACTGTCCCACAAGTATTTGTTAGTGGTAAATTAATGGGTAGTTATACTAATTTTAAAAGACATATTACTCCATATATTGATTATAAAACATTAGAAGAAGTTGTTGGTGTAATTGTTAAAAATCTCAATAAAATTATTGACTTAAACTTCTATCCAGTCATTGAAACACATAGAAGTAATGAGCGTCATCGTCCATTAGGTATTGGTGTTCAAGGTTTTGCTGATATGTTGGCTTTAATGCGTATTCCATTTGAGAGTAAAGAGGCATTTGAAGTGAATACTAAAGTTTTTGAGACTATTTATTATAGTGCTTGTAAGGCATCTTGTGAATTAGCAAAAAGAGATGGTGCTTATTCATCATTTAGAGGTTCTCCATTAAGTAAAGGATTATTTCAGTTTGATTTATGGGGTGCTAAACCAGTAGAGAATAGATATAACTGGGATGAATTACGAGGTGAAGTTATGAAACACGGTGTTAGAAATAGTTTATTCACTGCTTTAATGCCAACTGCTTCTACATCACAGATTTTAGGTAATAATGAAGCATTTGAGCCTTATACTAGTAATATTTATGTTAGAAGAACAATTGCTGGTGATTTCACTGTTATTAATAAACATCTTATTCGTGATTTGAATGAACTTGGATTATGGAATAAAGATATGAAGAATGAATTAATTCGCCACAATGGTAGTGTTCAATATATTGAGAATGTCCCTGATGATATTAAAAAGTTATATAAAACTGTTTGGGAAGTTAAACAGAAAGCTATTATTGATTTGGCTGCGAATAGAGGTCCATATATCTGTCAAACACAATCAATGAATTTACATTTTGAAGAGCCGAATTATAAAATATTGAATTCTGCTCTATTTTATGGTTGGAGAATGGGTCTTAAAACGTCTTGTTATTATATTAGAAGTAGACCAAAAGTCCAAGCTAATCAATTTACTGTAAAAATCAAAAAAGAAGAGATTAAACAAGTCAAACAAATCAAACAAGTTAAACAAAATGAAGAAATAGATGAAGAAGAACAAACATCAATTGATAAGAATAGTAATGATACCAGTGCTGAATTAAGTAATGATGTTAGTGAAAATAATTTGACTGTTATCAATGATCCAGCTTGTATGTCTTGTTCTGGATAATAAATAATTTAGATATTAATTTAGATATTAATTTAGATATTAATTTAGATATTAATTTAGATATTAATTTAGATATTAATTTAGATATTAATTTACATTTTAAATATAAAATATATAATACTACTATAACATAAAATAGTTATAGTGGTATTATATATTTTATATGATAAGTGTTGAAGATATGGAAAAAATGTATGGTATTGACCTTATCTGTAATCATAAAAAAAAGAAACATTTAAAAAATGTTTTAAGTATTTGTAATAGTTTTGAAATGAAAACCAAAAAAAGTAATCAATTAGAGAATGATAAATTAGAGAATGATAAATTAAATAATGATAAATTAAATAATGAATTGATTAAAAGTGAAACAAATCTTAAAAAGTTTAATGACTTAGTTGGTCGTGATAATGGTTTTCGTCGTGATGATAATGATGAACTTTTGAAATTATTAATTGATCGTCTTAATCTTGGTCGTGAAAGATATGGACATGGTATTAGAATTAGTGATGATATAACTCAATATGGTCCTGGTGATAATAACTGGGAATTAATGGCAGAAGAAGAGTTATTGGATGGTATGGTTTATTTAGGTGCTAATTTAATAAGACGAAGAAGAGAAAGAAGGGAAAAATATAATAATAGACGAACAAATGACGATATTATAATCAATACTAGAACTGGTGGATTATGGGATGATAATAAAGGGAGAAGTATGAGATTTTGAGAGATTATGGATTTTTGATGTTAAGTTTTTGATAAATTAATTAAAAGTCCATCGTTGGTCTAATTTTGATAAATCACATTTTTCTAGAGTTACTACTTTTTTATCTTTTAAAGATGATTCAGTGCTCCATTGTCCATCTTTACCATTTAATGTAAAATTATCATCTGCTTTTATACTTGATAATGATAGACAATCTTTACCAGTTTTATTATATAATATTTGACCATCTTTTGTAAAACTCCATTGAAATTTTTTCTTCTGTGGTTTACATTTTGCCATATATACATCTTTATCATTTTGTGCTGTTACACATAATCCATATTGATTTGATAATGTATTATTTGAATTAAGTTTCCACATTTGATTAGAAAGATTGTTACGCTCATTTAAGAAAAGACGTGTTCCTTTTCCTTTACCATATGTTCTATCTAAAACCATACTAATATTATTTTTGTCATTTGGCATACTTACATTTCTAATGAAACCAGATTCTAAGAATGTTCCACCAGTTCTACCTTGTTTACCTTCACGACCACGCTTACCTTGTGGTCCTTTTGGTCCTTTCACTTTAATATTAGCATTAATGTAATTAGAAATGACATCTTGGACATATTTTTGAATATCTTTTGGATTATTAGTATTTAATTGGATTGTTTCTTTGGTGCTAGTACTGGTGCTACTACCTTTTTTACTATCATCATTTAACCCCTCATATGTATATGACTCTGTTAAATTAAATAATTCGTGTTGATAAGTAATATATAAATAAATTATGATTAATACAACAATTAATAGAATTGTATTACGATTTAGATAATTATTTTTTTTCATATTATATATATATTAAACTCTAAATATACTATATATAATATAAAAATATTATAGTTCACTCCAGATTACACTTGAATTAATATATTTTGTTAAATCAATTAATGGTTTTTGTTTTTGTTTTATATCTGGAATAACATTAGAATTAACATCATTTATATTTGTATTCATAATTTTATCTATATTTGATTTATACTCAATCTGTGTTGGTGATTGACGCCAGGGTAATTCTTGTGGATTATTCAATATATTAATTTGAATATTTGAGTTTCTTAATTTTGATAATATTTTTTTATTTTGTATTGTAATATTCTCATTATTATTGATAATAGTATTCTCTGTTGTAATTGTAACTGATGTTGGTGAAATAGTTGATGAATGTTCTTCAATATACTCCATTTTAGTAGTATTATCAATTATCTTTGTTCTCTTTTTACGTGTATATGACTTTTGTTTCTTTTTACATTTCCAATCAACGTGACCCTTACCATTACATCTTTTACAAACAATAATGGGACAATTATCAATAGAATGTTCTTCTGATTTACAATATTTACATATTTTATTTATGTTTCTATTTTTATTTCTAAATATACTATTATTTTTATTTTTGTTTTTATTATTATTTTTGTTTTTATTTCTTAATGAATTTCGCGTAGGTGCTGTACACCATGAATTAGATCTATTATAATCAAATCTTTTTAACATATTAATTAGTTAATTGATTAGTTAGTTAATAAGATTATTAATTGAATGATTGTTATATTTATATAAATATTAAATTATATTTATATAAATATTATCGATTACTATTTTATTTATTTACATTAATTATTATCTATCAAATGGTATTTCACAATTAATATCATTTAATAGATTTGCTATAAACATCATTGATAATTGTAATGTTTTTTCCCTAAAACTATTTTCTATTTCAATATCATTATCTGTTTCATCTCGTAATTGTGCTGTATCTGAATGAGTATTTCTAGTGATGAATGATTTCATGTCAGAATCAATTATTGATTGAAAACTCTCAATATAATCATTTGTCAAATTTAACATATTATTTAATTTTGACATTTGATCAATCAATACTTTTTGCGTTTTATCAACTGTTTCTAACTCAATTAATGAATTAACATATGATGTATTGGTTACTTTTATTTTATTTTCAAATTTACTAATTAGTATAGAATATTCATTATTAAATTTATTTAGACTGTCTATTAGAGTATTAATTTGTGCATTTAGGACAATTGATTTAGTTTTTTGATATCTTTTTATTTTTCTTAATTCTTTATTTAGTTTTCTATCAGAATGAATATTCATTTAAATATTTAATTTATTAGTAATTCTAAGAATTATATAATTATTTAATATCAGTTATATTTAAATGATGGTTTATTTAGTTATTAGAAAATAAACTTATTTATCCGAAAAATGTCATTCTTAATGATGATTTTTGTTTTAATTTTGTATTTGTATTTCTTAAATGTATATTTCTATTTGTATTTCTCATCTTTGTATTTACTTTTTTTATGAAGTTTTTATTTCTTAATGAATGATTTAATAGTAATTTAAATTGTGGTATATTTTGCTTTGTTACTGTAAAACAATTTGTTGATTTTAAAAACTTTATAAAATCATTTAAATTATTCAAAAGTGCTGTTTTAATTAAGTAATATGACAATACATTTGAATTCTGTTTCCATTTATGTTTTTTGTGATTATTATTCATATTATTTATATTCTTAACGGGCTTGATAAATAATTCATTTATATTATTATATCCATTATAATGTAGTATTTTTGCTATTTGATTTATTGAGAAATCTAATTCAGTATTAAGTATGCTTTTGTATTTTTTATATTGTGATTGAGTATTTATATTATTATTTATTTTATCATCAATCATTATAAAAATTGTATTTAATATTGTTGTTAATCCCTCAGTATAAGCTTCATTTAGATTTATTTCATTTGACGGTGATATATTTAATATTGTTCTAATATAATCATTTACTTCATTTGTATTATATATTTCCTTATCTAGTTTATATGTATGTATTAATTCGTGTGTTAGGACTTTATTTAACTCTTCTTCACGCCATATTTTTATATGTCGTATATCTGGTATTGATAAACCACTATTTACATTATCTGGACCAAGTATAATTGGTGTTGATGATGGCTTTGATGATGGCATTGATGATGGCGTTGATGATGGCATTGATAATGGTATTTGTGGTAATAATTTCATATTACTTGTTGGACAAAACCAACATTTTAATGGTGTAGAGTCTGAATTGTGTTTTGAATAAAGATTACTAATAAAACATATTCTGCGAAGTTGTGGTGATATAGATTTTAATGATGGTTCTTTTTTATTTTTCATTAAATAGTATATTGTAATATATGGCATATATTTATTTGATTCATATGGATAGAATGATGTTATTGATTGAGATGGATTTAATTTTATTTCATAACAATAATTATATTTTTTAATTTCATTCTTTATTTTATTACTTATATAATTGTCTTCATTTAAAAAACTATTTTTATGTATTAATAATTCTGGTGTTGATATAGATCTTATGTTAATATTCTTTTTAGATGGTAATTCAGTATTAATATAACCATCATAAAATGAATTAAATAGTTTATTCATTATGATATGTTATATGTGATGTGTTATATGTGATGTTTAATATATAATTAAGTTATAAAATTTAAATAATATTTATAGTAATGTATACATTGCCTCTTTTTTTAGTTTCTGGATTATATAATCCTTTATTTTTTAATTGATTAACTGGAAATATTGTATTTGTATTTATATTTGTACTTGTGCTTGTATTACTAATTTTAAATAAATATGATTGTTTTAGTGTTAAAGTATAATACTTATCATCAAGATATTTATATTTAATTTTTATACTAGATTTATTAATGGTTTGATTTAGTTTTATATGAATTGTTAATAATATATCATATTTACGAAAACGATTAATCATTGTTATAATACCACGTTTTTTATTCTTTTTATATTCATCTAGTGTTGGTTTAGATGGTTTATCTTTTATAATTATATTTGTGCGAATATCTGGAAAATACTGCTCTTTTATATAAGATTTTATATAAATATATCTTGGGTGGTGTTGTGTTTCCGAATGTTGCAGTAATATTCTTTTATGTTTCATTTTATAAATGTCTTTCAATGTAATATAACAATTATATGTTTTGTATTGTGGAGGGGATGATTGATATGATGGTGTAGTATATGATGTTGTTGTATCTGATTGATGTTGATTTATCATATTTAATACTGGGATATTAGAATTAAAAAGCATATTTTCTATAACATCTAATCCCTCCAACATATTTGCAACCATATCAATATCTGTTGTTACATTTGTCTCAATCAAATCATTATATAAATTATTATATTCAGTAGTGTGATAGTCGCGTTGTATGTTTGGTTGCTGGAAATCAAAGAATGAGTCCATAAAATCCATATTTGTATCAAACATTTCAAATACCTCTCTTAAAAACTCATCTTCAAATATGAATGATGATGATGAATGATATTTATGCTCGTTGTGTAATGTATTTTCATCTTCATATGATTTAGCATATTGTTTGTCAGTTAACATTTTATAAGCATGTGTTATTTCACAGAACTTAGATTCTGCCTCATTTTTACTGAGAGTTTTATTCTTGTCTGGATGATATTGCAATGCTAATTTACGATATCTCTTCTTAATCTCTGCTATTGTTGCTGTTGCGTCCAGATTTAGGATCTTATACGATGATCCGGGGACGGAACAATTATGTGACCACTGTTGACTATCCATTTTAATTAATTGTATTAATCAATTGTATTTATAAATAGTAGATATTTGCTATATATAGCATATGTATTTACTATTTATAAATTGGTAATTTATAATTTGGTAATTTATAATTTGGTAATTAATGATTATGTATTTATTAATTGTTGTTTTGATTGCATTATGTCAAATATAAATCCTTGTATTGGTATAATACTGTGTTTACCTATTGACATTTTATGACTGATATCAGCTGATTTCTGTATTAATTCTACTGTTTTATTTTTTAAAGTGTTTGATTCCAATAAATTAAATATTAAATGTTTTAATAGATTTTGAAAATTATAATCATTCGTATATAATTCATACAAAATACTATTAATATTCTCATAAACTGACTTCGTTAATATTTTCGTATTCTTTATTATTTTATTTAAATTACATATTAACTTCATATTCGGATCAATATAGAGATTAAATGATTTATCTGTATGATTTATTGATAATTGTAATATATGTATTGATTGTTTTAAATTATAGATTGATGGAGACTGTTGTCGTGTTTGAAAAATAATTCCTTCTAACATTTTATCTATTTTAGATTTTGAAACTATTTTTTTGATTTCTGGTAATTGATTTGATATTATCTTCTTTAATATGGATTTTATTTTTTTGAGAGATGGTGATGAAACTCTAATTAATACACAGCGACTTAATAGGGCTTTTTCTATATTTAAATTTGATGATGTGAATATAAAGCGGATATTTTTTATTTCCTTTTCCATTGTTCTTCTAAAAAATAGTTGGGCTTTTAGTGTAGTTTTATTAAAATGAGGGATTAAAATAATATGTGGTGAATTTGTATATACATTTTTTGTTCCAGATATTTTAGTAATGTAATCTTTTATGATATAGTAATCATTTACACCGTGATCTGCTAAATTAAACTCTATATGATATGGTGATACGAGGACATTATATTCATATTTATTATTTTTATATCTCAATGTGTATCTTTTAACATCTGTCTGTTTGGTAATATCTGGTATATCAAATAATTCATTTAAGAATGCATGGGCTCTTGCTCTTTTACCACAACCATCTGTTCCAAATATTATCATATTGTCAATTGTGTATGATTTTGTTTCTTTGATGTAGTATTGTGTATATTGTAATTGACTTTGTAATATTGATGATGTTATTTTTGAAAAGGTGAAGTCTTTTAATCTTTTTGGACAGAATTTGTGATTAAACAGTGATAGAGCCATTTTGTGTAATATAGATTATAATAATATACATTATAATAATGTTTTAATTTTATATTTAATGAAGATAATAAAATATACTTTACTTTCTAGCGTAAAGTATATTTTATTATTTTTATTAAATGAGTTAAATTAATTTAATCCATTTGTTTAATTCATCATTGTAAATAAAACAAGCATTTTCACCAGCATTAGTTAATGTCACTTCTTCAGTTGTATTATAGGTAAGAGTGTAATTTTGAGCTTGTTCAAATCTTGCTAGAGAATTTAAACCAGTAATACCTGCGACATCAGTAAATTGACCACCAATATATGGTCCTTCATTAATTTGGTCAAATGCTATTGTGAAAACAGGATTATTAATATCACCAGTATTACCAACAGATGTCCAACTACTACCTATCCATTTTGCTAATTTATTTATTCCAAGATTAGCAACATCAGTAAATTCACCACCAATATATGGTCCTTCATTATTTTGGTCAAATGCTATTGTTCGAACATTATCACTGATATCGCCAGTATTACCAACAGATGTCCAACTACTGCCTGTCCATTTTGCTAAATAATTTATTCCAAGATTAGCAACATTAGTAAATTCACCACCAATATATGGTCCTTCATTATTTTGGTCAAATGCAATTGTCCGAACAAGTGATGATATATTATCACCACTTGGATCAACATATGTCCATCCAACACTAGTTCCACCCCATTTTGCTAATTTATTTATTCCAAGATTAGCAACATCAGTAAAAAGACCACCAACATATGGACCTTCATTATTTTGATCAAATGCTATTGTTAAAACAAAATTATTGATATCATCAGTATTACCAACTGATGTCCAACTACTGCCTGTCCATTTTGCTAAATTCTTTATTCCAGAACTAGTAAGATTAGTAAAAAAACCACCAATATATGGACCATCACCATTTTTGTCAAATACTATTGTTTGAACAGGACCACTAAAATCACCAGTATTACCAACAGATGTCCAACTAGATCCTGTCCATTTTGCTAGATAATCTAATCCAGTAATACCAGCAACATCAGTAAATTGACCACCAATATATGGTCCATCACCATTTTGGTCAAATGCAATTGTATTAACAATATTATCGATATCACCAGTATTACCAACAGATGTCCAACTACTACCTGTCCATTTTGCTAATCTATCTAATCCAGTAATACCAGCAACACCAGTAAAACTCCCACCAACATATGGTCCATCACCATTTTGGTCAAATGCTATTGTATAAACAATATTATCGATATCACCAGTATTACCAACAGATATCCAGCCTTCTGTTGTACTACCTTCTGATATCTTAATTACTTTCTTATAAAAGCCATCTTTTGTATTATCACTCAATACCCCTTGACCATTTGTATTAATCCAGGACAATGATTTTACTCCAGAAACGGTTTGACCACTTTCTGTTATTGTTTCTGTATTACTGTAAACAATATTTTTAACATTAAGACATTTCTTAACTGTAAGATCGCATTCAGCAACTATATTCTTTTTAACTTTTAATCCACCATTAATAACCGTTGTGCAAGGTTTATTTTTACCAGCTGGTTTAAATGATATTGAACAAGGCTTTTTTGACATTTTGTTTTATGTTAAGTTTTAT